GCTCTTTCCGGACTCCACCATAACCAGATTAAAAATACGGGGGATATTAATACCCACAGCGGCCACACCGTAAGTCGCCACAATAATCTTGTTATCAACAGTTTTAACTTCATCATATTCACTCTTTCTATCTTTAGTTTTTACTTCGCCACTAATAAAAACCGAATCAGGAATTTCGTTAACGATAAATTTTCCGGTCTCTATTCGATTTACCAGTACAAGTGTATTTCCACTATTAGAAATACCATTTACTAGTTTTGATATAAAAATCATCCTGTCTTCATCGGTGACAAGATATTTGTATTCTTCTGCATATGACTTAAATTCTGGTAAGTCGATAAGCTGTGTTATGTTTACATGACATGCTGACAATACACCCTGTGCTTGTAATTCGTGTGCTGCCACTTGGTGAACAACTGGTCCCAGGCTGGCAAAAATCTGTTCGCTTTCGAATGATTCTTTAGGCACTGTACCAGTTAATCCCCAACGAATTGCCGCATTGTTAAAGTTTTGTGTTAGTAGATTACGGAGTACAGTAGCTTTGGCCATGTGTACTTCGTCAACCATAATTGTTTGAACGCCGTCGAGAAATTCAGCAAGGGTTAGGAGGTCGTGCTCGTGATTTTTACTTTTCTTGTCAAGAATGTTGAGACTTTGCCAAGTGGCAATAGTGTGAGTTTTATGTAAATCTTTTCTGTCACCATAGTATACACCTACGTCTAATCCGCAATTGATAAAGTCTTCTTCTGTTTGTTCAACTAGTGACTTGTTAGGTACGATGGTAAATGTCCTACCATAGGGTTCACAAATCTTTGCCAATGTCGCTGTGGTTATTGTCTTGCCAAACCCTGTGGCAATCTCTTGTAAGCATTGTGGATTTTCAAGAAATTTATTAACTACCTCAACTTGATCTTCTCGTAGTCTAATTGGTTCGCCTGCAAAGCGATGCCCAACCGGCCATGTTTGATCTCCCCAGAAATCTGTTTCAACTCGAGGAAATTGTAAATTAATGGCTGCACGATTGTCAATAATTTCTGTTATCTCAACCCCTGATTTTTCCAGTACTTCTAATATACGAGGAAGCTGGCTAAGATAGCCGTTGCCGCCGAGGCCGAATAGCGTAACTGAACCGTCCCATCGTCCTAATTTGTATGCAGGGCGGTAACGTGCCGTAGGATCTTCATACTTAAATGTGTTAGCTAATTTTCTACGAATTTCAACAGGAAGCCCTTCAACTTTAAGATTTACTTCATCTTGAATAATTAGTTTACACGATGGCATCGACACCTCCTACTATAGGTTGTTTGTCGTTATAGTATACTATCAAATCAACTGAATCGCAATAGAAACTAGTTTTATTATTTCTAAAATTATTGGAAAATGTTATGACAGTTTTCGGATACCATTCATGGTTTATTATAAATTTTGGTAATTTATTATTGGCTATGCCCACCACCTTAGTATTAGTGGTTAAATTCTTATTGAATTCTATTTCAGATATACTACTGTTAAATTTTTTATTGTTATCAGTGTTATTGTCAAATCTAAAGTAGATTCCTACATTGTCGTCTAACTGTGAATTTTTAAGGGATATTTGCAATTTTGTTAGATGCTGGTAACACTCTTTAGAGTCGTGTCCGTTAAACACTACTAACAATGGTAGCCTATCTAATTCTGTCAAAGAGCCTAATAGTTGGTCAAGACTATATTCTTGACTGCTGATCCACACTCTAGTTGACGGCCTGTTAGCTATGCTGTTTTTTAGTGAATTTTCTGGGGTTTTTGGAAAGATTGAGTATTGAAATTTAAACCTGCGATCATTGAGCATTGTTAAATTTTCTTCCGAAACTTCCCCAACTTCTTCTTTAACTTTTTCTAATAATTTTTCGTTAGTGGTAGAAAATATGTCAAACGGTGATTTGTTATTTTTTAAAATTCCTGAAATTTCTTCATAAAATTTCATCAATACGGAGTCAATTTCAAATCGTTGGGGTTGAAGAGCCTTCACTAGAGTAAAGATATTTTTTTCGGTGAGTAATATCGAATACTGTTTTGCATTCAGTGCTATCAGCTGGCCTTCTAAATGTTTTCCTAGATCATATATTAATTGACGTATACGCTTATTGTAAGTAAATTCTATCAAAATACTATGTTCATGGTCTTTACTTAGAACAACTTTTCTAACCTGTTCAATAACTCTAAATGGTTGACTCCATTCAGGGGAGTCTAGGAGATTAAGTTGCTCGTTAGGAATTGTAACTAGAAACTGTTTATTTTCTGTTAGAATTTTTATCAGTAATTTTCCCTGATTTTCGGTTAAAAAATGACCATATTTTATTTGTTTGGTTAGACTAACTAAAATCTTTTTATCTCTTGCCGGCATTGCACTATCTAGTTTTGCAATACCTTTATTTTCAAGCTCTATGAGCAGTTCGTCAATTGTGATCATTTTTATATTATATAGGAACTGTTAACGAATGTCAAGTCTTTTGTTAAAAATTCTAGATAATGGTATACCTTGTCCAATCTCTTCTACAGTCCACTCGGTGTGACATAGTTTTTCCAACCACTCAGTCCTGTCTGGCATACTAGGTTGTTCAATTGTTAATACATCGTAGTTGCCAACATCAAATGCCAGACTGTCTTTATCACAAAAAACTGGTATACCTGCAATGGCCGCTTGGATGCCGGTGTTAGATGTTGGGTTTATCACACACCATGCATCTTTAAAATCATCATCGTGGTTGTAACTATCATATGTGTTAGTTAATTTTTGTGGGAGTTGGATTTTTATAGTTTTATCTTTAATTCGGTGTACCCATTTGGTATCTCTAGGGTGCGGTCTAACTATAATTTCTCGAGTTGATACCAATTTAATCTTTTTAACTAGGTCTTCAATCCATAGTTCTGGAATGGCTCTATTTCGCCATTGTTCACTTTGTGTGTGTTGCCCGCATATAAGAATATGCTTGCCAGTTTGCCTCCATGGTTTAAGAAAAATACCTAATTTTTTAGAACGCTCAATCTCTAAGTTTGTGTCATTATTAAAAGTGCCAAGTCTATTAACATGATTTAAACCAATTCTCCATGTTTCGCCTCTTTTTAAACCACCAACCTCTAAAATTATAATAGGTTTGCCGATAGTAGTTGCATACCTATACAGTTCTTGGTTAGACGACATGCGGCCACTCCACAAAATTGACCATATAACATAAACATCAGCTTCCCGGTCATTTTCTACTACAGTGTATCCTAATTTTTCAGCACCTTTTCGAAAGGCTTCAAATATAGGGGTACTGTTTAATGCGCCATGTTGAGTAAAAATAGACAGTTTCATATGAAAGATAAGTAATATATGTATTTAATGAGGAACCTATGACAAAGTATGTAGTAGTAACAACTTTTCACACCAAAGGCTATAATCAATATGCCCAAAAATTTATAAACACATTTATAAAAACCTGGCCTAAGGAAATTACATTATACACTTATGCAGAAGATTGTCAAGTTTTAGAGTCTGCTCCTAATTTAGTAGTAATGGACCTTCATGCATCTAGTCCTGAACTAGTAACTTTCAAAAAAACATGGAAAGATGTTCCTAAAGCCAATGGCGATGTTAGTAAAGACCCAATTCGTAGTAAAAGACGCGATGCAGGCAAGGGATTTAAGTGGGATGCTGTTAGATTTAGTCATAAAGTTTATTCAATTTTTCACTGTGCAAAAATATCCAACGCCGATGTGTTGATTTGGATGGATGCCGACATGATTTGTCACACTCCTATTAACTTAGACAAAATAAATTCATTAATTCCCAAAGACAAAGACCTTTGTTTCCTAGGCAGAGAAGGAAAATTCTCAGAATGTGGCTTATATTCCATAAATCTCAACAGTCCGTCAGCTTTAAATTTTTTAAGGCAATTTCAACAGGTGTATGACCATGCGGAAAGTGGAATTTTTACCATGGCTGAGTGGCATGACAGTTTTGTGTTCGACGAAGTTCGAAAAACTGTTAAATTAAATGAGCTAAACTGGACTGCAGGGTTAATTAAAGGTGAAGGACATCCATTAATTAACGGTCCTTGGGGTGCATACCTTGATCATCTTAAAGGCGGAAGAAAATCGGAAGGAAAAAGTCGAGCCACTGACCTTGTAGTTGATAGGACTGAAGAATACTGGAAAAATTAAACGTATTTTTTGAAAAATTGCCAAGCTTCGCCTGATCTTAATTCGTCAAAGTTCCAGTGACACATGGCTAACTTTTCAATCCAGGATTGTCTATCAGGCATTTCTGGATTTTCTATGAGCGAAAGTCTAGTATTAGCTACTTGACAGCTTTGACTGTGTGTAGGAACAGGATCTGTTATAAAAACTGGGACTCCTTCTATTAAACTAGCAACACTAGGACTACTATTGTATACTACTGTTGCCCAAGCATCTATAAGATCATCTTTTAAATTTTCCTTAGTACTTAAAGATACGTTAGGGTGATTAACCTGTAAGATTTTTTTTATTTTTTTGTCGCCAGGGTGCGCTCTAACAATAATATGTCTTGAAGGAGAATATTTCCTAATGTCTTTTATAGTATTTTCCATCCAATCTATAGTAGACAAATTTCCCATGCTCCAACCACCGTTTCTTTGTAAACACATTAGTATGTGATTGCCAGTTTTACGATACGGCTTTAAAGAAATTTTTAAATGCTTACTAATTTGTTGCCATCTATTAGGATCAACATGTTTATCAAAGTAAAATCCAGTAGTTGGAAACACGCCATCAAAACTATACCTAAGATAGTGAGCAGAATTACTGGGGTCTGCATATAAAAATAAATTACTGTCAACTATCAATGATCGTTTTTTATTTTGTTTTTGTGTTTGAATAGCATCGTATCGTAATTTTAAATGTGCGCCTTCTTTTCCGTGCTCATGCACAAATCCCTGTATAAGAGCTACATCACATGGTAAAATATTCATGCCAGTATGTTTAATTGCATGATCTCCGGCTTGAATAACTCCTTGACAAAAATAATCGAGTATCATGGGTTTTTCTAGATTATTGTTCTTAGGCGGAATTCCTCCGTAGTACGCAACCGCAGTTAATTTAGACATGATATTTGTTAACTATCTTTCCGGCTGTGCCATTAACTAGTTCATCATATGTAAATTGACTATAACTTAGTACTGATAACCAATTTGCTAAATTAGGCCTATACAAATTATTAATATCAGATAAATTATTTCTACTTACATAATTAGTAATGTGTTTATCTAATGTAATAACTGGTATACCTGCCCAAATAGATTCAGTGGCAGCATTTGAATTGATGTTTACAACACAATAATAATCTTCATTTAGCAGTTCATGAAACAATTTTGGTCGTTGTTTTTTAGGAGCCTTTTCACGAAATACAATAGGTTTGTCAGTGTATTTTCTAAGCTCTGCTTCTACATTGTATCGCCACGTAGTCATGTCTACATGAAATATTTTAGCCGCAAATGCTCCAGGTTCTATTACTAGAATTTTCTCTCCGTTTTCTCTCCACGGTTTAGGAAAAATTTTAAAATTACTCAGTCTATCAACAGGAGCATTGAAAAAATCACCGTAGTGCAAATGACTACGTACAAGCCTGTGCCATTTTTTGTTTGGTTCTAAGAAATTAGTATAACCACTATCTATAAACCAAAATGGATAATTATTATCTATTTTAGTTACTAGTAGATCTTCATTACCTACAGTATTTCTAATTAGGCAATCTTCAGTATTATCATCAACAAATGTTTTTCTTCTAACAAATGTCGAGTTTGAGTTTAAATTAAATCCAACACTTTTAACAAAATTAATCTTCTTATGTTTTTGATATAGATCAAAAACAACATCTTCACCTATAGTTGTTAACACTCGATCTATATTTTCAAAGAATAATTTATAGTAGTGTTTTTTCCTAGCAATAATCATTGCCTTTGCATTGTTGAAATACTCATCATAATCTTCAACAATTGCTTTGTGAATTTTTTTCTTATTTTTAGAAATATCTTTTTCAGGTTTATATTTGACAGACTGTGTTCGTTCTACAAAATCATTTATTGCCATGTCTGTTCTAAGAAATTCTATTTTAGAAAACTGATAGAATTTTTGATCGTTACAAAATACTTCTACAAGAAAGTGAATTATTTCTTTGTCATTTAGCAGTAATTTCATTTTTTAAAATATTCCATGCTGCGCCATTAGTCATTTCTTCTATAGTAAATTGACCGTAGGCTAAATTGTAACACTGACGTTTAATTGTAGATTCGTCTGGTTTAAACGGCGTCATTAATTGTGTCAGGTCAGTGCTGACTAACGGACTAGCTGCACATGGTACTGCTACAAACGCTGGTATACCATATAATACCGACTCTAAACTTGCAATACTGTTAAAAGAAACAGTAGCGTATACGCCACTGTCAAATGCATCATATATAGAATATTCGTGATTTCGATAGACTCGAGATCCCTTTTCTCTTATCTCAATAGGCATGTCAGTTTGACGTTTAATTATTTCAGTCGTTGACTTGATCCATTCTTCGCAGTTAATGCCGAACGAATTACATGCTTTAGGATTAGGTAACACTAGTAATATTTTATTACCAGGTTTCTTCCAACCTTTCCATTCTAATCTAGGATCTTGCTTGACTAGTGCATTCCATCGATCAGCTGGCACATCTCTAATAACATCATGTTGCATTTTATTTTTAACAATTCTATGCCACAATTTTTTACCACTAGGATTACCTACAGATGGAAAGTTTCCAAGATATCCGGTATCAATATAATAACAATCTCTGTTGCATTCTGCACATTGATCCATTAGATGTTTTTTAGTAATGCCTCTAACTACAAACGGCAACGTAGATTCAAAATCGCAAGTTACACCGCCTCGTGTACCTTTTGCAAATACTTCTTGTAAATTTATATCAGCCATTAAGCCCTCGTTGTAAACAGTACTCTGTATAGATTCTTTCTTTATGCCACTCGTTGGCAAAGTTTCCTTGATCAGAAAATTCATGGAAACATGGTGTACCTAATGTATAGTGTACTAATTTAGCATGGGGATTCCAGTCGTATTCAACATCTAACCAGTTCCATTCTTTAGGAAGTTCTCCAATTAGATCATCAGTGAGCCAGGTAAATCTGTGGACCTGTGCTCCTGTTGCTCCGAGATATTTCTCTGCCATCTTAGTTTGATAATCATGTTTAACAACCATAACTGCTTTTGTGTCATCACGCATCTCCCATAGTTCGTTAATATCATCACGTACTATCATATCGCCGTCAATAAAGATAGCCCAACCTTTGTAGTTCATTAAATGAGGAACTAAAAATCTTGAGTATATAAAATGATTACTACCGTCGGTATGTTTTTCGTCGTATCCCTTTAGTGCATTTAATGCAAGAGGATTTAGTGCTACAGGTTGACTACTTCTTCTAATGATACTGTTCGTACATACATGATATGCAATAGCTTCACGCGGATCATAGCCGATAAAAATATTAATCATTTTCTTTCTATGTCCTCTTCAATACAATTTTCCCCGTATTGTATTTCAACTACTTTAACAGGTACATCATACGGATTAGTTAGTTGGTGCCATTCAGTAACAGGCACACAATATTCATCATGTGTTTGTAAAATAACAGGCGGTAATATATACCCGGTATCCATTGTTCTGTTTACAATAGCTTGCCCTTCACTAACAATCCAATATTCTGCACGTAAATTATGACGTTGCATGGATAGTTGTTTTTTAGGTTCAACTGTTAATTCTTTAACTTTCATACCAGAAACTTCGTGTAGTACACGATAGTATCCCCATTGACGTTCTGTTCTAGGAGCCTTCCATTCTTCTAATATCCAACTGCTAGAATTTTTCTTGTCTTCACCTCCAACACCAAATATAAATTCTACGTCATCAAATACCATTTCGGGAATATTATCTTTAGTTCGATCACCGCCGTTAGCAAAGACAATATGGTCTCTAGGAAACATTGCCTTTACTTTACGAATAGCATCAATGGCACTGTTATCAGTGTCATCAAATTCTATTACTTTGTGTACTTGATAGATATTTTCAATAATGGCTTTGCGTTCATGTGCAGGCATAAAAGCTCTGCCTTTCTTGCGTGTGAGCCAGTCGTCACTGTTTATACCTACAACTAATAAGTTACCTAGTTGTTTGGCTGCTTTAAAATAAGCAATGTGACCAGAGTGTAAGGGATCAAACCCACCTGTTACTAAGACTATTTTCATAGTCTTATTTATATATGGGTATTTTATTTGATTAATTTTTCTTAAGAATAAATGTTAGACTGTTCCAACCGGGCAATGGGTCACCTAAAGAGGCCATTGCAGCCTGCTGAGGTTCTTTTAGTGCATATTTAAGGTTAGTCTTTAAAAACAATGTACCGTTAGTATTAAGGTGTGAAAATAAATCTTCTTTTAAGAAATCCCAATCTTCTTTGCGCCAGCATGGCACTGTTCCGGTTCCATGATCAAAGGTTACTCGTAACGATGTAATATAATCATATTTTCCAAAATGATCACCAATGGGTGTTTGTTGTATAATTAGGTAAGGTACAACATTAACATTGTAGTGTGCATATAAATTACTTAGATCTTCAACTGTAGATGGTATATCTATACCTGTAGTTATATGATTTCTAGTATTGCATAATACTTGAAAATGTCCTTGCCCGGCACCTATATCTAAAATGTGTTTATTGCTAGTTTGATCAAGTCCTAAAAATTTAAAGACAGCTACTTTCTCATCAATTTTTAATTTTTTTGTGTTAGGTGGGAAGAAACTTAAATAATCGGGTTTTGCTTTATTTGCAACCCAGTTAGCTGTCCATTCATTATAGACTAAAGATTTAGCCCAGTTGAGGTCTTCTTCGGTTACGATCATTGAATCGTGGCTTTTTTTAAAGTGTTGCATCTTCCATTCCTGCTACTCTGAGCTTAACTATATTAGTGAGTTGCCACTGTTTTTGATCAAGTGCTTTAGTAATACCTAACCATTTGTTTCTTAACAAGGCAAACTCATTGATAATTTTTTCAAAATCAACCACATCAGACTCGCCTTCTACAAACTTTTCACAGTCTCTAGAAGACAATGCCCTTTGATAGTTTTCTAAGTACTTACGAAAGTGTTGACTCTTAAGTCGACGTAACTCAATATTTAAATATTCCAAAATTGCTTCAATCTCTTGTAGCTGATTAAATCGTTCTTCCACAATGCCGGGCATCCTGGCAGCGGCCTTTTCAATGTTCCCCGCTATGCGAGCATCTGTCTTTGCTGCCTGTAATTCAAGATCAAAGTGTGCCACGGCATCGGGAATGTACGAAATGTCTTTTGAAACTTTTGTATACCAACTCATAGATTATTCGTCATCTTCGTATGAATCTAAATCTTCTTCGTCTAAATCTTCTTCTTCACTATCTTGATCAAGATAAAAGTCAATAGCGTTATCTAGGTCCTCGTCAAATCCACTAGCAGCAGCCATAGTTTTATCACTAATTCCATGGTCAGCTAGTAAATCAACATATCGTTCTGCTAGAACGTCAAGTACCTTTTTATCCGCATACTCTTTGAAAAGTAACCAAATATCACCAATATGATTTTCATTCATGTTCTACAATTTCTCCAGTTTCAAGGTCGATGTTAGATTGTACTGCAACAGCATCATCGAATGCAAGCATGATTTTATCCAATCCGCCTTCTTCGTTGCGTTCCCATTCTTTGCGATACATCTTTAGTTCTGTACCATCCTTCGAAACGTATTTAAGTCTGTTGCCGTCTTTTGTAAGAATACCTTTTGCTTCACACAGGTCAACCATACCACTGTATGGACTCATACCTGTAGCATAAGGAATCTCAACTTGAACTGATTCAAATGGTTTAGCATAACGAGTTTTCATAATCTTACAGGCTGCACGGATACCGTTAACAGTTGTAGTCTTATTACCATCTGCGTCTGTTTTCAATTTCAATTTACGCATAGCAACTACAATACTGCTGGCGTAGATAAAACCTTGACCACCTGAGATCTTGTCATCTGGGTCAAACATGTCTTGTGACGCATAGGTGTGATTAGTACAAACTAATCCAACATTATAGCTACCAAACATATTTACACAGTTACGAACAAGTGATGTAAGTGCTTTAGGTTTACGACCCATGTCACCTTTCATTTCGCCTGCTTCGAACTGATTAACGTCTGTAGGAGTTAACAACATGCCCAATGAATCAATTACAAACAATACTTTAGGACGAGTTGCTTCATCCATTGTTTTATATTCTTTCATGAATTCACTAATGGTTTTTGCCACGTCGTCAATCATAGCCATGTTGAGCTTTAACAATTTTTGTTCACTTGTATCAACGCCTAGTGCGTGGAGCCATTTCTCATCAAGCGCATTTTCACTATCAACAAGGATAACATAAATGCCTTGTTCTTGTGCGTTGCGAATTAGATTGCCAGAACACACGTAACTTTTGCCAGCGCCTGATTCGCCAGCAAATACAGTAACCTTGCCCAAAGGAATGCCTTTGTTAAAGTCTGCACTAATAAGATAGTTTAAGGCATAATTGCCTGTTGAGACCCAATCAGTTGGGTCATTAAAGCCAACACCTAATCCGTCAATAGACTTAGTTAGTGTTTTGCGGAATTTAGATAAGTCAAATGCTTTTGTTGCCATAATTAATTATCCAAGTCCATTGCGACCCATTCTTTGACCACTGCAATAAGTTCTTCTTCTGTATTGCACATGACCTTAGCGGTCTTCCATTCTTCTTTCTTATCGCGACCACTAACTTCTATCATAAAGCCGTTGTCATAGCGATTAAGACTGATATTTTCATTTACTTTTGCAAGTTTGTTTAATTTAGCCATAGTTATTCTCCTAGATGGTGGCAATAGGGGCAACCGCCCCTATTGCTATTTTGCTTATTGCTTACGATTGCGGATCATAGCAAGAATGTCTTCTGCACGACTACCGCCTGCGGCAGCTGGTGCTGATTCTTGCTTAGGTGCTGAGAATGATTTCTCAGCTGTAGCAACTTCGTCTTCCCAAGGTGCTACATCTTCTGTGGCTGGTGCTGCCACTGGTGCAGGACGAGCAACTGGAGTTGCCTTAGGTGCAGAGTTAGGATCACCAGTAGCCTGGCCCATACCTGCTGGTTTGAAGTATTGCCCCCAACGATCCATGTCAAAAGCTTCGCCATCAACTGATGCTTCAAACATCTCTTTCATTACTTTGACTTCAACGTCAGTTGGTTTCTTAGGCAAGTAATCTTTAAGATTAAACAAGCCATGTGTTTCCAAGTTAGCAACTTCTGCTGTATCTAATGGGCGGGTACGACGGCTCCATTTGCTAGTAGAATAGTCAGCATAACCACCTTTTGAAGTCTTGATCAACTTGAAGTCAACTCCGTTAACTGCGTCAGTTGGCAAGTCATCCATTTCTGGATCAAGCAATGCGCCACGAATAAGTTGGAAAATCTGTGGGCCGATAATGAAACGACGGTTTGCATTTTCTGGACGATTTTCTTCTTTAAGACCGTCTTCAACAACGTATCCTTGGAAGATATAACTACGTTTCTTCCAGTACTTGCGACCCATATCTTCTAGTGCTGGATCTTTGAACCAACCACGTACTTCGGACAAGATTGGACATGTCTCTCCGTACATTTCCATACAAGGAACGTTAACAGTCACTGGTTTACTGTCAGTAGAACCCTTTACTCCGGCGAATGGCAGTTTAATCATTGCCCTCTCGACCCAGAAAAATGTATTGTCAGGATTTCCGTCAGGTAAAAAACGGACTGTTGATTCGGAACC